CACGGGACACACCACGGATAGCTCCGGGGCGCACCACGTCAGGAATGTGAATCATGTTGTCGGCAGAGACAGGGCGTGACTCGTTCTTCACTTCGTACATGACACGTCCGAGACCGTTACGGCGGATTGTCACGTCAAGCGGGTTCAACACAACCATGTTGTTGATTTCACCGCGACGGTTGCTATACACGCGAATGAAAGCGTTACCGTCCAACAGCATTGACACAATGACGGCACCGTAGAAAGCTTCCTTGGTGGTGTCAACGTCAGGCTGGGTCACCCAGGCGGGCCGGGGACGGAAAGCACTGCGGCGACCATCCAACCGAATGTAAGAATCAACAGGCAGTGTAGAGATGGTGTCGCTGATGAGGCTGACGGCGGAGAAGATGGCGTTGACCTGGAAAGCGGTCTCCTGGTTTACGACAGTGCCGGACTCGTTCTCTAGTTCGAGGAAGTCACCGGAACCCCAAATGGTTTGGAAGGAGAGCGCACGCTCTTCCCCGTCACTGTAGAAAAGATCACCAAGCATTACTTACGCTCCAAACTGAGACCGAACAAAATAGCGAAAGCACCGGCAACAATAAGTCCTGCTGGTGGGAAAATAAAAGCGACACCGGCACTGATAGCCACAGCGCCCCCGATTTGCAACCCATTTACTAACATAATGTCCTTAGAAGAAAAACTCCGGCACTCCTTCATCTATTCTACTTGCTGTTGCTCGGTCATAGGCGATAATGAACGCGATAGCGGCGTCAATCTTCTTCCGTGACGTTGCAGACTCCTTCGTGACCCTCTGACCACGATGGTCCATCTTGATAACACAGTTATCGATGTGCCGTGACAACACAGGGTCGCCATCATGCACCAAACGCTCCTCAGTGACCGCTTCAAACACCTTTTGGGTCGCCGGAATCATCAAATTGAGCAAGTTGGTCTTGTATTCGACGATTGGGAAGTCCATTTCGTCCAAATCCTGCATCATTGACGCCCAACGGTACGGATCACACGCTATTTCACGACATTGAGGGTACTTTTGCACATAACTGATGATTGTTTGCTTCACTTCTTCGATATTTACCCGCCAAGTGTCATCATCACGGTCAAAATCCTTCTCCCACACCTTCACAAGCTTCACTTTTGGCTTCTCACCCTCTTTAGGGATGGTTACAGCGCAAATAGCGGTGCTGTCATTCGCGTAAGACCCGTCAAAGCCCAAAACATAGTCTTCGTCGGCTTCTATGTCCACATTTTGCGCTAATTTGGTCCAAGAACCCGTCGGAAGCCACGCTTGTTGCGCCGAAACCCACTGATTACACCGTTTTGTACGAAATTCGGCCTCCGGGGTACGTTTTACCGCACTCTCGAAGTCACTCTTAGCAACAATGTCGTCAAAACCAGGGTTAGCAGCCATCCAAGTGCTCTCAAGCTTGTGATCAGCCTCCGCAGGTGCCTCATACCAGCACATATAGAACGTGTCATCGGATTCCTCACCAGAAATAATCTTTTTACCGTAGTTGTAAAGCGTGTAAGCGATTGAGTCCTTACCGGTCTGCGATTCCGTCTTCACACCAGCAGTAGTAATCGCTATCAGCGTGGCCTGCTTACCTCGGGCACCCTGAGCCAACGACATCACATCAAAAAGACGACGGTTAGGTTGCGCGTGCAACTCATCAAACAAAACCAATGTCGGTGACAAACCTTCATGCCTCGGGGCGTCAGCCGACAACGCCCGGTACACGTTACCCGTCGCAGGCACATACAGTGAGTCACGGTAAATCTTGACGTGCTCGGCAAGCTCCGAGTTGCGAATCATTTTCTTCGTATCCTCGAACACAATCTTCGCCTGGTTACGGTCAGCAGCAACCGAGTAAATTTCGGCCCCTTGTGTTTTGAAGTCCACAAGAGCGAAAGCGGCAATGAGTGAACCGAGCGCCGATTTCCCTTGTTTCCTCGGCATCCCCACCAGGCTGATGCGATGCCGTAGCCCGCCGTCCTCATCACGGGAAAACAAATCACCCAGCAAGCGCTTCTGCCACTCCCGCAACACCATCTTGCTACCAGCAGGCCCAGCAATGCTGTCCTTCGTAATCGTGGCAAACGCATCAGCGAACCGGACGATGAAATCCCCATCGCCACGCTCCACCGACTCCGCAGGAACCGGCGTCAACCAACGAGGATCAGTCACGCGCCCTCTCCGCCATCAAAGTCTCAAAAGCAGACTTAGCCTTTATCTCCGCCAAACCCAAACGCGAACGCGAATCCACCGTAAACCCAAGCTGACCCAACCCAGACATAATCGCCTTCTCCAACTCCAACAACTGCCTCAGCAAATGGAAATCATCAGGAGCCGACTCAACCTGCTGCTCCAACATCACCTGCCGGTCAAGTTGCCTACACACAATCATCAAAGCCTCAACATCAGACTGCCCAGACAACCACGTCTTCCCCACACCAAACACACGATCCCACAAAGCCTGACCAGCCGCACCCAATTCCCGATGCGGGGCAACATAACCACCCTCAAGCTCAAAAGTCTCAGACAAAGCAGGCAACTCACGCTTCCCCGGATTGCCCTGCAAACGTTTCATCTCAAGTGGTTTCGCAGGATTAGGCATTTTTCTACCCTAGCACTTTTTGTTTGAACTGCGGGAAAGTACAAACAGTCGGGGCCGGGGTGTCGAGTGTGAGAACGATTATCATTATCACCACCCCCCGTGTTTGCCCCTGGTAGCCGGTGGCGGGGGTGCTGCGCTCGGACTGTTGCCCTGTAACGCGCCACGCGCCCGCCTCAGCGGTTTTTACGCTGCCACGGTATAGACCACCGGCTTAGGCTGCCAGGGCGTCAGGGGGGCGGGTATGGCTGCGGGGGTATTGGAGGCTGCCAGGAGGCTAATTGTTAAGATCAGACTGTTTTGTGCCGTGATCAGACCACCGCGGGGGTGTTGCCTTCAGACACGACAAAGCCCCCGCGCCGTGAGGCTAACGGGGGCCGTGTCTCGGGGGTGTTATTTAGTTGTCAGTGTCTCGGCGGTAACGCGGGGCGCTCTCGCGCTTCAGTGTCCAATAGGCCACCAGCCACGCTGCCACCACCAGGGGCACCAGGTACGCCGTGGGTGGTTCAATCGCTGAAGCCACCAGCACCGCTAGCAGTAGCACTGTCACCGTCACGCTGTAGGCGCTAGGGCGTGCCTTCAGTCCAAGCGTTATCGGAATTGTCATTCTGTCTCTCATTAGTTGCCTCCCTTTGTGTCGTATCTCGTTATTTGCTCCCAGCCAATCACTGCCGAAGCAGGTAGCCGGTATTGGTCAAGGGCGCGGTCTATCGCACGCCCTGGGGTGGTGGCTTCAGTGTCCACCACTAGGGCTCCGGCGGTATCGCCAGAGACTAGCCAGAGTGTCAGCCGGTAACGCTTCACCGGTTCACCCGTGACATTCGGAGGTGTAGCCCACCCACGCGCTGCCACACTCGGGGCAGGGCTTGGTTAGGTCTATGTCGGCCTCGGTGCCTTCTTGATACTCGACAGAGTAGCCGTTGCGTATGTCGGCTAACACCTCACATTCGGAGTTCGAGCATCTAAGGTAGGCGTCACCATACGCTGCTAGCAGGCAATAGTCCCCGCATACCTCGTACACCTTAAAGTCGGTATAACCGCCTCGAACATCACACCCGCCGTGATACGACAGCGCAATATAACGCCCCGTGACCGTGGGGAACTCGACAGCTTGGAGGGTGCTATCAAGTAGCGTCTCGGAGTTGTAGGTGTTGTAACTGTTGTAACTGTCGAGATTGTCCTCGGGCGTTATTCCGAGGTCTTGATCGAGCCAGTCCTCGACGCTGCCGTGACTGTTGTAGTAGGCGTGACCCTCGGGGGTGCGCTCCACATATCGCCTGAATGAGGCTTCCAGTCGTGCGCTGCGGGGCGTATAGGTCAGGTGCTTTAGCAATAGCCGGAATGTGTTTACGGTGACCCCATCATCATCGACTGTCACCTCGGGCGCTTCAGTCCAAGCCTCCACCGGCTTACCCTGATTACGCTCCCAGTTACGCCCGTAAGCGCCTCCACTGTCGAGCATATTCCGGCCCGTAGGCTCCAGCCATTGAGAGTGCAGCGCCTCAGCGGTGCTCATTAGTTCAGTTGTCTTGGTCATTAGTTGTCTCCCTTTATGTCGTGCTCCAGGTGGTGCAGTAGTACGCCGCCGATTACCTCCACGGCCTCGTTGAGTGTGAACGCTGCCAGGTTTAGGCGCGGGTTATCG